TCGCCTCTATTGAAACAAGATTCTACGATGCACATGACCAAGCTTTAGAGAAAATAGGTGTTAACTTTGGAAATGAGGTAAAGCTAACCAACATAAATCAAACCAATCGAAAAGAAATACAGGGTATAGCAAACTCTCACGATAAGGTTATGCAAGATGACAGGCAAGCTCATGCTGCCGGTATGTTAGCGGCTACACAAATATGGCAAGGCGATCAAAACGATAAAAACAGAGCTCAAAGAGACCGTCTTATTGATTTAGATGTAGAAAAATTTGCTGATTATAAAAGTCGTTTGCCTAGCACAGAGTCCGTGGGTATCTTAGACGTAGTGTTTGATTCTAATGTAGGAATTGGAGATTACCTAAGAGGTAAATCAGATCAAGATATACTTACTGACTTGGATATTGCAAATAAGTTTTATAAATCAGAACTAACAAAAACAGCCTTTAACACCGTTGAAGAACAACGCAAGATTGACAATTACTTCAGTAGTTTAAAATTAGGTATTGATTCTTATCAGGTTAAATCCAGAGAAACATTAGCGTATCTTGGAATGTTTGCCGATCAACAAGCACAAGCATTGGCTGCGAGTGCACGATCACAAGGACAGTTTGGTAGCGCAAGACATCAAATGACTACAATAAGTGATCCAATAATTTTGAAAGCGTACGCTGAAGGCGCAAGCCTACCTTACGTAGATAACATCTTTTCTCAAATGTTTTCTCCAAGACAAAATGCACAAGGAGAGTACGTAGTGCCTAACATTCCTTCATATCTTTTAGATGTTGGTCAACAACGTAGAGATAAAGATATGGTTTCTTTCTTAGACGGTTTACAAGGTTATGCGAAAGGTGGTGAAATAAAGCACATGGCAAACGGTGGTGATCCACAAGGTTTGTTTAATCCTTTAACTCAAACGTATTTTACACCTAAAGAAAAAGAACAACCAATCACGTTCGACGAACCAATCATATCTGGTTTAGAGGGAATAGATATTACTAAGGGAACGGGTTCTGATGCTTTTATTAAAAAAGGCATAAATAAAATTATTACATCAATGCCTCTTATGGAAGGCGCTATGTTTCCGGAAGCAGAAGAAGCCATTAGAACTTTAGACAGTTTCACTCAAATCGCACTTACTCGGGCACTGGGTTCATTAGCGGGTAGAGAAAACAAAGAATTGCAAGAACGTTTAGCTAAACTGCAAGTGCCGGCGGCTGATTTCTTTTACAACGACAGCGAAGCATTAGCACAATTTAGAGCGTCAAGTCGCGTTATGGACTTTGCTATTCGGGAACAACAATCAGTTATGCAAGGCCCTGGACTAACTCGTACGGAAAGAAACAAAGCTAAAAAAGATTTGGCTTCGTTAAAGAGTATACGAAGCGAATACGATAACTTAGCTGCTGCTTATTCAAGAAAACTAGAGGGAGACACAGAAGCTGTCTCTAAACAATTAGATCAGTTTTTTAATTAAATGGTTAGACAAGTAGACAATTTTGATTTACGCGGAGCGTTTAACTACCTTGTAGAAGATCAAGACGAAGGTGGTATGGGTTTAACTCGCCCGCAAGCTGAGAGTCAAATAGCCCAGCGTTTAGCAAAAGAAACTGCTTTTGATTACACAGCGGCTACCGAAGCAGGATTCAACAACCAACAAATTATATCGAAACTAACCGGCATTGAAGATCGAGGCGCTTTGTCTACCACTGCAGAGGGCTTCACCCGCGGAGCAATAGGTGCGGTACCGGCTGCACTTACTATGAAAGAGGGGTGGAAAAGAGGGGTACAGTTAGGTGCTAAAGTTCCTGGAACGCTACCCGTAAAAGCTGCCTCAACGCTTCTTGGTGGCGTTGCCGGTGCAGTTGTGTTGCCTATAGCCGCTTCTCTTGTCGATCAATACGTTGGTGTAACTAAATCAGCAGGTGATTTTTTACTGGGTGAAGAAGAACCGGTATTGCCGTCAGATCAACCGTTTCGAGAAGCTGGAAAAATAGGGGGTGCTTTCCTTACTTTTAGTGGGGCTTTGCGTCGCGGTTTAGCTAAAACAACTTTTGGTGATATTCCCATGGATGCGGGAGCGACCTTAGTTGGCAAAAGTGCAGACTTTGGATCTAAAAAATTATTAGCTAATTTACGTAAATACGATCCAGATGCAAAAGTTCCGTTGAGTTTACGGGCATTACGGGGCACAGAAGATATAGCTACTCGTATGGCAACCAGAGCCCGCGGTTCAAAAAGAGATTATTATTTAAGGCAGGAAATTCCAATTGCCGGAGGTGCAGGTGTCGGTGCCGCAATAGCCGAGCAGGTTGATCCAGGGGACGCAGTAACGTCATTCTTTGCGACTTTAGGCGGTGCTTTGCTTACCCCTATAACCCCGCTTACTAAACTTGCTTCGGGTGCTGCAGCTAAATCTGCACAAGCTGGGCAAGCTTTGAGACACCCAGTAGAAACGTTGAAATCCATTAGTTTTAATTTAAAAAACAAGGCTGAAAGTAAAGCTAGAAACGATTTAATAAAAATTTATGACGAATTAGCAAAAAATTTAGAAGCTCCGGGTAGAGCTAGAGCAGCAGCAGAGAATGTTCCTTATAATCCAGCAGTACACAGTCCTGAAGTTGATTTTACAAGCATAACCCCAGCGGGTGCAGCAAATCTCATGCAAACAGCGAGAGAAACGTACGGTGCTCTCATACCCGGTATAGAAGAAACTTTTACGCCCGGAACAACAATAATTGATCCTAAAACTCCAGGGTTTGAAGCAATGTTGCCAATATTTCGTTTACAAGCAGAAGCGATGGCTAAAGATCCCAATTTAAAAACTTCAGTAAGTAATTCAACTCAAGAAGCCGTGTCTTTAGGATACAGAATGCTTCAAGATTCTATAGAAGTTAAAGCACCCCCCACTGTAATAGCGGCACACACAGAGTCTTATCTAAAAGAACAAGAACAATTTATTGGTGAGTTTTTACATAACAAGTTTAGAAAAATTTCTGAAACATTAGACAAGGCGGAAGCTAAAGGCACGCTAGAACCGGGTGAAGGCAGTAAAATAATTGTTAGAGAAATTGATAAACTACGCGATATAGCAAGAGACATAGAAAAACGTTTATTTAGTCCAGAATTAATAGATTACCCCGCGGCGCTAAAACCAAACAACATGATAAAAGTTTTGAACGAAGTAGAAAACATGGCTCAATTAACGGGGCGTTTGGGGCCCGGTGACATAACAAGTAAAGAAGGCAAGCAAGTTCTTAAGTTGATTGAGGAAATTACGGCTAGGATTCCTAAAGCAGATCCCACGCTTCAGAGGCCACCTAAAGCAACAACTAAGGCAAAAAGAAAAAGCGTAGCCATTCCTGCTGTTTTAAAACCGGGTAAAGAACCTTTTGTTAATAGAATAAGAAGCCTTGTTAAAGACATTGATCCGAATTTCGGTGAAATGGAGGAACTTATTGCTGCTATGGGAGAAGACGCGATAGTTTCTCGACGCCTTGGTTCCTATGGTCAAAGAATAGGAAAAGAAATGTTGCCGTCACATAGAATGAGAAGGGATGGTGAAACAAGTTTAGACGGTCTTATTGAGAAAGCTATAGAGGCAGGTTATTTTCCTGGAGAGGCTACGGAAACGATTGGACATGTTGAAATTTTAGCTGCTATAGAAAAAAACGTGGTGCTTCCAGATGATGCTGCTAAATTAGCCGAATATGAGTCCAAAGTAGAGACAGCGAATTATTTTGAGCAGGTTTTAGAAAAAGCTGGTATAGATAGTAGATCAAAAACTTCAGTAATTCGCGGTATGGCTGATAACGAGTTAGCTAATTATGTTTATGAAATAGAGTCCGGTATGTTACCGCCAAAAGAAATTAGAGAACAAGTCGGTGGATTCCCTAAAGATATGCCAGCTAAAGAGCGTAGACGTTTAGTTAAAGAACAAGAAGCACAAGCACAAGCACAAACTAATCAAATACAATACGATCCAGATATTCCGGCACAAATTATGACGGTTGGTGATGCAATTAGGATTCGTTCTTTGATAGGGGAGAGAGTTAGAGAATTAGCAAAAGATGATAAAGGACGTAGCGAACAAAGGATATTAAAACTACTCGATAAAGCTATTTTAAAAGATTTATCTGATCCGGCTTTGACCGAACCAGCAGAGGCTTTGGTTATAGCAAACACGTTTACTAAAGCAAAAAATGACGTATTTTCTCGCACGTTAGGCGGTGAAATGGCTAACAAATTAAAATACTCGGACCCTAATGTTTTTATAGAAAACCTTCTTGCTGCCGGCAGGCCCAACGAATTAGGCAACAGGATCACAGGTTTACAGAAATTTGGAAGTTTTTTTGAAGACCAAGCTACGGCATTAAAAAATGTAGATGATCCGGCTCTAACCGAACTTATAGAAAGAACAATACCTGTTTCTAAAAATTCTGCTAAAACCATAGAGAACAGTATGGTTGAGGTCATTAGGGGTATGTTAATAAACGGCGTTATTGAACCGAAACCGCAGAGCACTCTTGTTCCAAGCGATATAAAAAAGGCATTACCTGGAGAATTTGAAGCAGATCAACTTGTAGTAAATACTACAAGACTTGAAAGATTTAAGAAAAAATATGAAGTTGCTGCCGATCAAAATCCTATGATAAAAGAATTGTTTGACGACATGAGCGATCCGGTTGCAGCTCAAAAAGTTCTTAAAAGCCTTAAAGGTGGTGCGGGTTTACCTGCAACAAACACGGTAGTTGGTTTTGATCGTCAAAAACCTTTTGAATACAAAACTTTAGTTGAGGCTAATCCGAATGTATTTAAAAAGTTTAAAGGAGAGCCTCGTTTTTATTATACTCAATTCCTGGATTTAAGGGGCACAAAAAACAATTATTCTGTGGACTTTGGACCTGAAGAACTGTCTCGTTTGTTTCCTTATACATCTTTTAATAAAAACCTCAAAGCAGAGCCGGGTCAAGCACTAACCTTTGAGTTTATACAAAAGTATAATAAAAGCGATTTGTATGGCGTTGGCGCCTGGTTACAAAGAAGCGGAATTGAACACATGTTTACTGGTGCAGGTGGTGCGTCTAACTTTAGTGAAGCAACAGGGATTATTAATCCTATGCAAATAGGGGATTTATACGGCGCGACTATGGCGTTTGGTCAACGCCCGTTTGGTAACTCACCCTTTACGTTTTTTTCCAGATTAAGAGAAAAAGTTAATAAACCAAATGTGTCTTTTTATTTTAACCGTAAAGTTGATAGAGACGAATACCTTGAAGCATTTAACAATATGTCCGAACGAGGCAAAAAAGCAGCGGCAGACTATGAAAAAGCTTCTTTAGTGCTTCCTGTCTTCAATAAACCGCAAAGAATGGCCCGAGATTTTAATGTTGCGTTAGCTAGGGGTGATATTGCTAAATTAGAAGAAGTAACAAATTACTTTAATAAAGCAGCTACTAACGAAAAAGCAATGGATAAACTTTTAAAAGAAGTAGAACGTATTGACGTTAAAGAAATTCTTATTCCAAGTAACGTGGCTTTTGAGGCAACTATTAAGGACATGGCTAAATACGGGGATTTACAGTATGCCTATCGTCAACAGGCTATTCCCACAATGCAAGAAAGAATAGCTCAGAAAAATGCGTTGAGCGATATTCTTGGCGTGGATAGTCCTACTTACGCAATAACTCAAATTTTAGAAAGTAGACAACCGCAAACTAAGTTAAACACTCTTATAAAACAAGTTAACTTAATGAAAACTTCAAACATACCTGTGATGTATGAAGGTGCAAAAGTGCCAGCAAAAGATGTTTACAAACCTGCAGCCAACGGTTTGTTAAACTCTTTCATACAAGTTGCTCGAGAAGCAAGCTACGTGCCTAAAAAAGAAATTTACGGAACCGGTACGGAACCTGTTAGCTTTTATGACGCAAAGATATTCCGTGATTTTTTCTTTGATACTGGAAAAGTTTTTCCTGCAATGGAAGACTTACCCCCACTTGCAGATACTTTGCTAAAACAAAAGATTATTAGTAAAGCTAAATACAAGCAAATTAAAGACGTTACAGAAGGCCTGGAGCGTATGCAAAATCAACAAATGTTTATGGAACGTTTGCCGGCTATGGCGGAAGAAAAACCTAATGTTTTAAAACGTTTTGCTACAAGATTTTTTGGTGCTCAAGTAGGTTCAAGATTAGGCACTATGGCTGGAGGTAGAGGCACTATACAAATTCCAGGATTTGCTGCTGGAGTTGCTGAAGATTTATTGTCGAAATCACCTAACACGTTTTTTATATCTTACATGGGTGAGTTATTTCAACCAGGTGGTTATCAAAAACTGGAAGAAATATTAGAAGCAACGGCAGAAGAATCAATAAAAAGACAACGTGGCATAGATTACGGTTTTAGAAGAACTCCTTTATTGGATTCTCCGTTAGCTCCCGCATTTCCGGTAGAAGCAATTACTCGAGACAGGGAAGAAGAAAGAGAGATCACGCCTCCACCACCACGGCTCATATCTCAGGCTTCACCTTCGGTAAATCCAATGCAGACCGCTAACCAGAGAGCACGCTACGCGGCTATGTTCCCGTTTGATCCGGCTTCCGCGGTAGTGCGAGAAAGACAAGCACAAGGCATAGGCAGTTTACCTAGACCTTAGATTAACCAATTTCGGCTTTGTTCTCCTAATACCTCTTGGGCAATATCAATTTTACCTTTTAAAGCAGTAAGTATTTTTTCGTCAACGGTACCGGGACTTACTAAATCTACATAAGTAACGTGATTTTTTTGTCCTATACGGTGAGCCCGGTCTTCTGACTGTATACGTGTTTCTAAGTCATAACCGTTATTCCAATAGATTACGTTGGTTGCCGCAGTCAAAGTTAAACCATAGCCCCCGGTTTTGGGATTACCAACAAAAAAACGTAACGGGTTATCTTTTTCTTGAAAATTCCTAACAATCTCCTGACGTTTATCTTGCGGGGTGGCACCATAAAATGCTTCAGCACTATCTTCACCATATTTTTCTTTTAGTTTCTTGACAATACGTTCTAGGTCATACACCCACGTAGCCCATATAATAACTTTACCCGACATTTCTTCAATAGTGCTTAACAGTTCGTCTAAACGTTTGTTAGGTATTTCCTGTATCTCACCATCATCTGTTTTTAGATGTCCACAACATATCTCTTGCAGTCGCATTATCTGTGTTAATACGCTAGTTGTAGTCGCTAAGTCGCCTTTTTCTAAACGAGCTAACGCTAATTTTTTCATTTGCACATAAGCAGATAGCTGTTCTTTACTTAAAGGAACGCGCCTGGAAGTATATATTTTATCGGGTAAATCTAAACAGTCTTCCTTGAGCACACGTGCGCTAAACTTCTCTAATTTACCGTGTAATTCGTCTAAACGTTGATACCCGGTAATCTCTTGAAAGCTGCGCATACCCATTGCTCTTTTCCTAACAATGGCATAACGTGCTTGATATGCAAAAAAGCTTTTAAAACCAAGCAGTTGCGGACTCAAAAAAGCACATTGACTAAATAGGTCCATTGGGTTTTTTGTTATTGGAGATCCAGTCAGTATGCGTTTGTACTTAGCTAAACTAGCTGCTTTTAGGGCATTTTTCGTGCGCAAAGCTTTACGATTCTTAATGGCGGTGCTTTCGTCCATGATAAATAGATTTTTTTTGTTCATTTTTAAAAACTTAAACGCACTGGCCGCGCCTTTAACGGTAGATAAAGCCTCTACGTTCATTGCCAATATATGTAGATCAGTATGTCCCGGATCGGCTAACTCGGTTAACGCTTCGCGGAACTTTTTAGTAATGTTAGGTTGCCATTGAACTATTTTATGATTTATACGATCAGGTAGGTGCTGTGGTATTTCTTTTTCCACCCAGTTCGCATAAACACCCTTTGGCGCAACAATCAATACCGTATCGATACTTCTGGCCTCATATAACGCCGCTAGTGAGTCGATCGCTATCTTAGTCTTACCCGTACCCATCTCTAAAAAAAGAGCGTACTGTCGAGCTTTCCAAGAGCTTTCAAAAATTTCTTTTTGGTGCTTATATGGTTCAGTTTTATAGTCGTACATTTTTTTTACCTTTTCCTATTGACGTATATAATGATATGCGATATAAATGTATTTGTCTAGGGATGCAAAACATCTCTCAATTCACGAACCACGGAGAAGTAAAAATGGAAAATGACTTTTTGTCGCAGTTAGAATCAGATGCAACCGCAATTGATTCCACACCAAAAGACGAGGAACTTAGCAAAGTTGCAGATATTGCTAAGAAAATCCAAGAAAAAGAAGATTTTCTTGCTGATTTAGAAAAAAAGCAAAAAACAGCAAAAGCAGAACTTTTAAAACTCACTGACGAAGACTTACCCGCTATTTTACAAGAGTTGGGTTTATCTGGCTTTACGTTAGACGACGGTTCATCTATTACAATCAAACCGACTTACGGCGCTCACATTAAGGTTAGCAATCGTGAGGAAGCTTTTGAATGGCTTCGTAAGCATGACTTCGGTGATTTAATTAAGAATATAGTGAGTTGTACTTTTGGACGGGGCGAAGATAACACCGCAGTAGATTTTATGACTTTTGCTGAAAAGAGCGGTTTCAATCCACAACAAAAAACTGATGTTCATTCACAGACACTTAAAGCATGGGTTAGAGAGCGTGTAGAAAACGGTGATAGTTTTCCTATGGAGCTTTTTGGCGCATATATTGGACAACGTGCAACAATTAAGAGGAAATAAGCATGGCAAATAACGTAGCTAAGAAACAAGAAAGCAAAGTGGCTAAATTTGACGCATCTATTTTTGAAGCAGATGCAGGAAAAGGCTTGGAGAATGTAGGCCAGGAAGATTTAGCGTTACCTTTTATTAAGATACTAAGCGGTTTAGACCCGATATTAGATGACTTAGAGGAAGCTAGAAAAGGCGATATTTATAATACCGTCACAAATCAAGTTTATAAGGGCAAAGAGGGCATACAAGTAGTCCCTTGTTCCTACCAACGTCGTTTTATTCAGTGGGCCCCCAGAGGTAGCGGAACCGGCGCACCTTTAAATATCTTTTCACCACACGACGATAGACCAAAAACCGAACGATCTCCCGAAGACAATAGAGAATACGTTGTTGACGGCGACGGCAGTTACATCGAAGAAACGCACCAACATTTTGTTGTTATACTAGAAGAAGACGGCTCGTCGAGCACGGCTCTAATTGCAATGAAATCGACGCAGTTAAAGAAAAGCCGTAAATGGAACTCTATGATTGCTTCGCGTAGTATTGTCGGTTCAAACGGTCCGTTTACTCCACCTAGATACTCACACGTTTATTTACTCAAAACTGTAAGTGAAGAAAACTCAAAAGGCAGTTGGCACGGTTGGGACATTTCTTTAGACAGTCAAGTACAAGATATGACTTTGTATGGTTCCGCAAAAGCCTTTGCAGAGAATATATCGAGTGGTGACGTTGAGGTTAAACACTCCCAGGAAAATAGCAGCGGCGCAGATAACGCTCCTTTTTAAATAACTAAGGAAGACGGTAGCAATACCGTCTTTAGGGAGCCTTATGTCTTACCACAAACAATTTGCGTCTATTTTCGAGGGACTACGTACTGCTTACGGCACGTACAAAATCGATAAGAAACAATTAAATGGAAAAAGTACAGGAAAAGCGGGTGTAGTACGAGAAGCACGCACCGCGGAACTGTGGGAAGGCCATTTATCCGGTAAAGGACAATCTGTTGGTATTATTCCAATTAACGAAGAAAATGAGTGTAAGTGGGGTTGTGTTGACATCGATCAATACAACTTCGATCATAAAAAATTAATTGAGAAGATACGTAAACTGAAATTACCTTTAGTGGTATGTCGTTCAAAGTCTGGTGGGGCGCACGTATTTGTCTTTACTTCGGAATGGGTTAGTGCAGCAAATATCCAGGAAGTATTAAGACACGTTGCGTCCCTACTGGGTTACGGTGAATCAGAGATATTTCCAAAACAAGTAAAACTAAATTTAGAACGTGGCGACGTTGGCAATTTCTTAAATATGCCATATTACGATCACGAAGACGGCTTACGTTACGCAATAAAGGACGACGGTTCGGCAGCGACCTTAGAAGAATTTTTTGATCTTTATAAAGAATATGTTTGTACGTCCGAGCAGCTATCTGCCATATTGATAGAAGAAGATACGTCACAACCCATAGAAAACGGCCCACCTTGTTTGCAAGTATTGTGTCGGGAAAAAGTTTCAGAGGGTGGACGTAATAATGGACTATTTAACATTGGCGTTTATCTTAGAAAAGCTTACCCGGATTCTTGGGAAACAGAAATACTAAACTACAATATGCAGTATTTAGACCCACCCCTACCTTTAAACGAAGTAAACATTGTAGCCAAACAGTTACAGAAAAAAGATTATGCGTATAAATGTAAAGATGCACCTATAAATTCATACTGCAACGCAGAGTTATGTAAAACCCGTAAGTTTGGAATTGATGCGGCAATATCAGGAATAATGGTTGCCAACCTAAGAAAATATAATTCGCAACCGCCGGTATGGTTTGTAGATGTCAATGGGCAACCGGTTGAATTAGATACCGAAGGGTTAATGAATCAAATTACTTTCCAACGCTCTTGTGTAGAACAATTGAACTTTATGCCTCGCAGCGTCACTAAACCGCTTTGGGAAGGCCGTATAAACACATTATTAGATGAAATGACTCAGAATGAGGGCAGTATTGTAGAAGTAAGTGCTGATGCTAGTGTTAACGGGCGTTTCTATGCGTTTTTAGAGGAATTTTGCACTTCTTTACAACAAGCACAGGATAGAGAAGAAATACTGCTTAGACGTCCTTATACGGATGAACAAGAAGACCAAACATTTTTTAGGCTTATCGATTTAGAGAATCATTTAACGAAAGCCAACTTTAAGAATTATAAAACACATCAAATAGCACAAAGATTACGTGATATTAATGGTGAAGCGACACAGATAAACATAAAAGGTAAAACCGTTCGTGTTTGGGTGATCCCCGCGTTTGCTCGCAGTAATCCAGATATTGCACCGCCTGATTTTGGGGATCAAGAGAAGGTTCCATTCTAAATGTTTCGTATTTTTGGTCCCCCGGGGACAGGTAAAACCACAACATTACTAAATCTAGTGGATAAAGAGCTAGATAGGGGCACTCCTTCCTCTGAAATTGCTTTCCTAGCATTTACCCGTAAAGCAGCGAGAGAAGCAAAAGAACGTGCCTGTAAAAGATTTGGTTTAGATGCTAAACAAGATCTCCCTTATTTTCGTACCTTACATTCCCTGGCTTTTCGTTTGGTGGGTTTAACCACAGATCAATTAATGGGTGCGGAGCACTATCGAGAAATTGAAAATAGAATTGGTTTTGATTTAACCGGTGGAACAGCGGTAGAGGAAGACTATACAACGTCAATTAAGCGTGAGTCCGAAATACTGCGTTTAATTACGCTATCGCGGTTGAGAAGAACATCACTACATTCTGAATATAACCGAAGTAATCTTAAATACAGTTGGACCGAGGTTAATTACGTAGCCGGAGCAGTAGCACAATACAAGAAATCTAACGGTTTGCACGATTACACGGATATGCTTGAGTTATTTGTGATAAAAGGCCATAAGATATGTCCGCCGTTACGGCTTTGTTTATTAGACGAAGCACAGGATTTATCACCGTTACAGTGGGAGATCGCACATCTACTGGATACCAAGTCCGATAAAATGTATTGTGCGGGCGACGACGATCAAGCAATTTATGATTTTGCCGGTGCTGACGTAGACCACTTTATCAATTTACCCGGCGGTGCTGAGATATTAGAAACAAGCTATCGCGTCCCGGCTTCCGTACATCAACTGGCAACGGGACTGTCTTCCAGAATAAAGCGTCGTTTTCCAAAGAATTATTTACCTAAAAAAGAAAAAGGGTCCGTGCAAAGAATTTACTCACCGGAACATTTGGATTTTAGTCAAGGCGATTGGCTTGTGTTAAGTCAAGCTAACTATCAAATTAACCCTGTGTCGGCTATTTTAAAGCAAAGCGGTTACTATTTTGAGCGTTCTGGCTACCCTTCGGTTGCGCCAAAGGTTAGTTCGGCCTTACTGTCTTGGAAAAGACTGCAAAACGATGAAGTAATTGACGTTGCCTCGGCAAGAGTGGTGTATTCATTCATGCGGGGCAATGGCGTACGAGTAGAGCGCGGTTTTAAAACGATTAAAGCAGATGAAAGTGCCTTTTTAAGTTTAGACCAATTACAAAAAGATCATGGCTTATTGGCTACGGCCGATATGGATTGGCAAACAGCGTTAGACCGTTTACCTGATATGGACCGAGCCTACATCAACGCATTGTTGCGTAGAGGTGAAGATTTAGAGCAAATCCCTCGTATTAAACTTTCCACGATTCACGGAGCAAAAGGGGGAGAAGCGTCAAACGTAGTAGTGTTTAGCGATTTAACTGCCGCGGCTGACGAATCATTACAAATTAGTCCGGACACATTACACCGTGTTTTTTATGTTGCCGTGACTCGAACTAAACAGAATCTCTACATTGTAGAACCCGAAATTTATCAGAGGAGTTATAACTTATAATGAAAAAAGAAACGCGACTACAATTTCCCATGTTTGGGACAAGCACCGATTGGACTCCGCCTGTAGACTTACCCGATTTAAGTGACGCTAAAGAAATAGCCATAGACCTCGAAACACGCGACCCGAACCTTAAAACCAAAGGACCAGGGTGGCCTACGGGCGACGGCGAAGTAGTAGGCGTTGCTGTTGCTACATCGGATTGGAAAGGGTATTTACCTTTTAGTCATTTGGGCGGCGGAAATTTAGATCGACGCATTATTTCTCGGTGGTTAACTAAAATTCTTGCCGGTGATGGCGATAAAATTATGCACAATGCCCAATATGACGCCGGTTGGTTACGTCACATGGAAGTGCCTATCAATGGACGCATAGTAGATACCATGATTACCGCGTCGTTATTGGACGAAAACAGGTTTAGTTACTCATTGAACGCGCTCTCGTTTGATTATCTCGGCAAAACTAAGTCCGAAAAGCTGTTAGTAGAAGCCGCTAGGGACTTTGGCGTTGATCCCAAAGCTGAAATGTGGAAGTTACCGGCGCCGTATGTTGGTCCTTATGCAGAAATGGACGCCGAATTAACGTTAGAATTATGGCAATTGTTTAAAGCACAGGTGGCTAGAGAGGATTTAAACTCAGTTTGGGAATTAGAAACAAGCTTACTGCCGTGTTTAATAGACATGACATGGCGTGGCGTCCGGGTAGACATAGACAGAGCAGAACGAACTAAACAAGCTATATTAAAAAGAGAAAAAGAAGCATTATCCCAAATTAAAAAAATGGCGGGATTTGATGTCGAAGTATGGGCCGCCGCCTCATTAAAGAAAGCGTTTGACACAATCGGCATAAAATACCCTAGAACTGAAAAGGGCGCCCCGAGTTTTACTAAAGCCTTTTTAAGCGAGCATAGACATGAATTTCCACGTTTGGTGGTAAAAGCACGTGAGCTAAATAAAATACAGGGCACATTTATTAATGCAATCCTAAAGCACGTTGGAAAAGACGGACGTATTCATAGTCATATCAATCAGTTACGTTCGGATAACGGCGGAACGGTATCGGGACGCATATCAATGAATAATCCAAATCTTCAACAAATCCCGGCCCGCGATCCAGAATTAGGCCCCATGATACGCAGTTTGTTTTTGCCAGAAGAAGGCGAGAAATGGGCGGCAATAGACTTCTCGCAACAAGAACCACGCATCTTGGTGCATTATGCTTCCGTTTTGTCTGATTGGAAGGGCGGTAGTTTGGAAGGCGTAGATGAATTTGTCGATGGATATAAAAACAATCCGGATATGGACTTTCACACAATGGTAGCGGAAATGGCTGATATTCCTAGAAAAAGTGCCAAGACAATCAACCTGGCTATGATGTATGGCATGGGTGTTACCAAGCTTTCACATCAGCTAGATATTAGTTTAGATGAAGCGAAAGACTTAACCAAGCAATACCACAGTCGCGTGCCGTTTGTTAAACAATTAATGCAAGGCGTATCAAGAAGATTAGAAGATGCGCGATCTAACGGCAGCGTGCGCTCTTTAAAAGGAAGAAAATGCCGTTTCGATTTATGGGAACCTAGAGGGTTTGAAATGAAAAAAGCGTTGCCCAAAGAAGAAGCGTTAGCCACATACGGTCAAACCACACAACTAAAACGTGCCTTTACTTACAAAGCACTAAACCGATTAATTCAAGCAAGTGCCGCAGATATGACTAAACAGGCTATGGTAACTCTTTATAATCAAGGAGTTACACCTCTTTTGCAGATTCACGATGAACTTGACTGTTCGGTAAAAGATATAAAAGAAGCACAAAAAATTGCCGGAATTATGGAAACAGCGTTGGAATTAAAAGTACCGAGTAAATGCGACATTGATCTTGGGCCAAGTTGGGGCGAAGCGAAGGAAGTTAAATATGATTGAATATTTAAGATTTGTCCTATATAATCTCAGATATGGCAGATACTTGGTTAAAAGCTGATGGGTTTGACGAAGCAATTTTAGGCGTCACCTGTCGTTGCGGCAAACCGGATATTCTTGCCTACGATGTTGCTAAAATCCTGGATATTCTAGTAACGCGCGACGGTATGACGAGAGAGGAAGCTGTTGAATACTTTGAGTTTAACATCGAAGGGGCCTGGGTAGGCGAAAACACTCCCTGTTACGTTTATACGCATGAACTAGAAGATTTAAAAGACGAATTAAACTGGAATCAAGAATCTAATTAGAGGTCTTTATGGACACAGACAAATGGAAAAGTATTTTAGTACCCCGTGAAACTTACGAGGAAATAAGAGAAGTGGCTAAAATGGAAGGTAGAACAATTTCTGGACAATTACGCTTGTCTTGGCAACAATGGAAAGATGACCGAATCAGAGAAGGAAAACAATTGGATTGAGGAGCAGTTTTCACGGCTCGCGTTTCAGCTATCTAAAAGGCTAGAGCGTGGTGGAAAAATCCACAGCGACGAAATGGAGAAACTGAAACTCCTGACTAAGCTACAACTTGCTAAAAAAAAGAAAAATTAAAGGTTCTCCCGTCCTTATTCTTTTTGCCGACTAGGTAACTCCATTCCTGGTCGGTTTTTTTTAACCCCCTGTTTTTTAAGCACTTTTATTTGCGCAAATTTAATGAAAACAAGCAAAAATCAATAACTTACGTACAAAAATCTATTAAAAAATAAAAACCTATATCGCTGAAACCCTTATGTTTACTGGCCTCTGAAAGATATAAGATATTATGTTATAATACTTATACGTGGTTTTTATGAATCGCGGTTGTTCTTTAACAATTTGTTTAATCCTTTTAACTAATGTGCGAAAGCACGGGAGACATTAGCTATGGCTAAATTAAAAGTTGGGGTGGACATCACCTCTGATGGATACACCTTTCTCGCAGTTACTTTGGGTTCTTATGGATCATGGCAGATTGGCCTTGATCTCCAGAACGTTATCCAAATCGTTAACGCGAAGCGCCTTAACATTGTTCAGGTTTTTTATGGCAAGCATGAGGCCATGAACGTTAATCAATTCGGCAGCATCTTATTCGACAAAGGAGAGAAACCGATTCCCATCGGCCTTTTCTTAGCAAATAAGAATACGGTCAAGTTTCTTAAACCAGGTGAAGTGTATAAATACTTCGACGCACCTAAAGACAGTTACCATGACGAGTTGCATCACGAAGGGTGGCTTGACGAGAGAGTTAAAATGTTCGAGAAGCACAAGGAGTAAAACGAAAGGGGCCTTCGGGCCCTTTTTTTGTGTTTGCAATCTATGTTAAATTATTATATTCTCGTATATAGCCACTGGGGTTTCCTATTATATTTTCCCCTCATAGCAACTTCGGAGTGCGGTTGTGTGGTGAAAAGCACTTCAACGAATTAATAATCGGGAGAAAACGTATGAGCAGATACACCCAAGATGACGCCGAGTTTTTAGCTGAATGGTTTAACATTAATCGCATGATGCGGTCCAGCTACGGCATTGTTTCCAAAGAAATAAAAGAAGCGTTTGAAAAGAATGACAACCTGAGAGCAAAGATGACTAAAGGTATGTATGAAAACTCGAAATGGAGATTTAAGTTTATCGGGAAAAACAGAAAAGCAAGGGTGCTCTATGCAGAATAAGAAGAAGCTAGAAAAAGAGAAGAAGGACCTAGATAGAAAGATCAAGATAATAACGTGGTTGTTGCCAAGATTTCATAAGGGAATATCAAATCCGAGCGATTATCCTGAATTGGTGGGCGAAACCTATGATTATGAAAATACTAAAAAAGAAACCAGTTAAGCACAGATACTTTGAAAAAGCTGTGGAAAAGTTTTTGCAAGACCAGGCTAAAACAGAATGGCCTAAAAATTCTGATAATAAACGAGAGAAAGGTAAAGACAAATGTATAGATATAAAACACATAACGAAAAAATAATAGTTACTTATAAGAAAGACAGAACCGTTATTGATTTTGATAACGATGAGTTAGATAAATTTAGATCCAAATGCAATAAATCAATAAACGCCTTAGATGGCGCGGCAGAATTTAATGGTGATATGTATATGCGAGAGTTTTTTGCACTAAAAGATTTTGTTGATGACATTAAATGGAATTTTAATTTCAGACGACCTAAAGATAATCAGTATCACGGAGCATTGATCTCGGGTAATAATCCAAAAGCATACTACCACGATGATTCTGACCGGCCGAAGAAAGTAAAAGTTGGTCGTCCTAAGAAGGTGGCTGCTAATGACTAAACAAACATTTGAAGAATTTAAAGACGAATGGGCAGAGGATTGGGCAAAAGATGATGTTAATAATATATGGGAAGCTAGAGAGTTTGTTATTAGTGTCTTAAAAGATTATTACTTAAAAGGTTTACCCAATAATAAAGAAGATTTCTTTAACTATCTTGTAAATGAAAAAGGATATGACGAAGAAGATGCCGAAGATTTTTTAAGCGGGGTGGCTGATAATGAGTAAACAAACATTTGAAGAAGATTCTCCTCAATTATGGGAATTGGTTAATAGCTTAAACAATCAGGAAATTATTGATTTGTTACGCATTATTTTTGCTAACAGGCCTACGGAAGTTTTTATTGGTATGTACCCAAAAAATATTTTAAGAACATTTGAGTTATCTGAGGAAAACCCAGTATGTCTGAACGGCACTCTTATTCAAATCAACACCGAAGAAGCCTTCACCGAGAAAGCAATCGAGTGGGAGGGTTTTTAATGTATAGAGATCATTTAAAAGTGGAAACCATATCAACGGATAATTTTGACGCACATATTATCCAAGATGAAGACGCTGAAAATCCAAGAAAAATGTATGACAATTTTGGAACGCTGATTGCATTTCATTCAAGATATAACTTATCTGATAATTCCGACTGGACACAAGATGAACTTATAGAATATATCAAAAGAGATGATGTTCTTGCTCTACCAGTATATATCTATGATCATGGCAATATTGCCCTAAGAACATCGGAATTTACTTGTGAATGGGATAGTGGTCAAGTTGGTTATATATTCGCCTGGTATGAAGACTTTGAAAAGCATGGTTGGGATATCGAACAAGCAAAAGAATGTCTTAAATCTGAAATCCAAGAGTTTTCAAAATATCTAAATGGTGAAACATACGGATATGAAATATACAGAAAAGACGATTGCGTCCATTGTGGAGAATTTGTTGATAGTTGTTATGGATATATCGGATTAGAAGTAGCGCAAGATGAAGTTAAATCAACATTAGAATTTTGGGAAGATGATCTCAAGGAGGTTTCTAATGGGTGAAATGCTATTTACAGTTATCCTTCTACTTGCCGGAATACTGGCGGGGTTCAGTATCACTCTAGCGGTCATGCTAGACAGATCGCAAAGAGAGGTATTGAGCATCAGAGCAAGACTTCGGGAGTTGGAAAATGCGTTCAGAAACCAAAGAATTTAATCGCTGGACCGAAAAAATGTATCGAAGAAACTGCGAAGAACGGGCTATGTATAAAGAAAAGCCGTACAACAGTTGCGAAGAATACACGAAAAAAAACCTAGCTTTTTTAAAGAATAAGTACCGGCGGGACAAGCCCAATGAGTAAAAGTTGCGGTATCGGTCGCAGAAAAGAAATCAATGCCATTGTGGATATTTCCGCGTATATCAACAAAACCTATTCGGAACATTACGCTAAAAATAAAAAAACCCAAACATCTGATGTAATCGAGGATTTAGGACACGGCGAAGGGTTTTACATAGGCAATATGATTAAGTATGCGTCTAGGTTGGGAAAGAAAAAAGGAGTAAGTCGTAAATCCGATTTGCTAAAGTTAATTCATTATGCGATATTATTATATTGCATGGACCAAGAAGATAAAAAGGGAAGTTAATGCTATTTTTAATAAATTTGTTAGATAAGTGGGAAGAAAAGCAAAAAGACAAGAAGTTTAAATTACAGTTAGCAAAACGAATAGAAAGAGAACGAAAAAAATTGGAGAAAAAAAATGGGAAAAACAGAGATAACTTTCGTTGAAGACACAATCAAAGACACGCTATGGGCTATTGAAAATGACATAAGCAATATGCCTGTCGGTGCGTTAGAAGAATCGCTTAAATTGTTAAATGCAAAAGAAGGCGAAGACCAGGCCGAGCAGTTAGGTAAAAAAATATACTCCGGACAATTTTTTGATAAAAAAAGAGATCTAATTGTTTGTTATACAAGGTGTTTTTCGCAAAAATTATCATGGAAACAGGGCAGCGACTATATCGAGGCCTTTAGAAAAGAAAATAAAAGAGCGTTCGCTCGATACGAAGAACTTTTAAAAGAAGACGATATATATTCAGCGTC